TATGCCGTGTTCAGAAACCGGGTTGCAAATTTGACTCCATGCTCGTGCTGAATGGTCCGCAGGGCATCGGCAAATCCACACTTATCGCACGGCTTGCCGGGGAATGGTTCTCCGACTCGTTGAGTCTTAATGACACCAAGGACAAGACCGCCGCTGAAAAGCTGCAGGGCTATTGGATTTTAGAGATCGGCGAACTTGCCGGACTTCGCAAGACGGAGGTTGAAACGCTCCGCTCCTTTCTGTCCAGGCAGAACGACATCTATCGTGCGTCCTTTGGCAAAAGAGCCACGCCGCACTTAAGACAGTGCGTCTTTTTCGGCACGACGAACGCCGAGACAGGATATCTACGTGACACCACAGGGAACAGGCGGTTCTGGCCTGTGAAAACTCCGGGCGGCAAGGACAAGAATTCATGGGATTTGGATGAACACGAAATCAACCAGATATGGGCGGAAGTCCTCGAATATGTGAACGCCGGGGAGAAGCTCTATCTTGATGCCAAACTGGATAACTACGCCAAGGAAGAACAGCGAGAAGCTATGGAGTCTGATGAGCGTGAGGGACTGGTGCGTGAGTATCTTGAAAAGCTGCTGCCGGAAAATTGGGCGGACATGACCTTGTACGAACGCAGGAATTTCTTAAACGGAGAATCCGAGTTTGGGCGGGATAACCATGCGGGCACGATGCGCCGCAAGTATGTCTCCAACATGGAAATCTGGTGCGAGTGCTTCGAAAAGGACCGGGCGAACCTTTCCATATCGGAAAGCAACAAAATCAAGTCGATTCTTGTAAAGCTCGGCTGGATTCGCCAGGACAAGAAACTACGCATTCCTCTCTACGGTCCACAGTGGGTTTATGTTCCGGGAGGCCGTTCCAGTTGAATGTTCCCGAAAATCGGAACGTTCCGATCGCTTTTCTGTTCCACGGATTTCCGCCTCGGAACAGGAAAACCGAAACAGCCCATAAACCCAATAAATACAGTATAAAACGGCTACACTGTTCCATTGTTCCTATCATTATTTATAAAAGGGAAAAAGATAAAGAAATAGCCATATATGCCCTATATACAGCCATTTATAAATATATAGCGAATTTTCGGGACAATGGAACAGCCCGCCGTACAAGGAGAAATACATGGATGAGAAGTTAATTGAGCGAAAGCTCAGAGATATGGCAAGACAGCGCGGCGGCCTTGCCCTGAAATTTACAAGTCCCGGATTTGATGGCGTGCCTGACAGACTTCTGCTCTTTCCGGGCGGCAGAGCCGCATTTGCGGAGATAAAAACCACCGGGCAAAAACCGAGACCGTTGCAGATGAGCCGTAAGCGGCAGCTTGAAAGTTTCGGATTCAAGGTCTTTGTTATCGACCACCCGGAGCAGATCGGAGGTGTGATTGATGAAATACTCACCACATGAATATCAAACGTTTGCCACGAACTTCATACTGGAGCACCCCATCGCAGCGGTTCTGCTTGACATGGGACTTGGCAAAAGTGTCATCACGCTGACCGCCATAGAGGAACTGATGCATGACCGTTTTGAGGTCACCAAGGTGCTGGTCATCGCTCCACTCCGAGTAGCGACAAATACATGGCCTACAGAAATCAGAAAATGGGATCACCTAAAAGGCATTACCTACTCCGTGGCTGTCGGCACGGAGGCAGAGCGCAAAGCGGCACTTACGGCAAAAGCTGACCTTTACATCATAAACCGTGAAAATGTGCAGTGGCTTATCGAGAAGTCCGGCATCCCATTTGACTTCGACATGATCGTCATCGATGAGCTGTCATCGTTCAAGTCCAATCAGGCAAAACGGTTCAAGAGCCTCGTAAAAATGCGTCCGCGCGTGAAACGGATCGTAGGTCTGACCGGCACTCCATCTTCCAACGGTTTGATGGACTTATGGGCAGAGTTCCGCCTGCTGGACATGGGCGAACGCCTCGGAAGATACATCGGTCAGTACCGAAGGGCGTTTTTCATTCCGGACAAGCGGAATGGTGACATCATCTACTCCTACAAGCCTCTGCCGGGAGCCGAAGAAGCGATATACAAGCGTATCGGGGATATCACGATTTCCATGCGGTCAAAGGATTATCTGAAAATGCCGGAGTGTGTGATAAACGAAGTCCCCGTGTGGATGGAGCCGCACCAGAAGGACTTGTATGAGCAGCTGAAGCAGGAAATGGTTATCAGTCTGAAAGGTTCAGAAATAAACGCTGCCAATGCCGCCGCGCTCTCCGGAAAGCTCCTGCAGATGGCAAACGGAGCGGTATATGACGGCATGGGAGAACCGTTCTTTATCCACGACGAGAAACTGAATGCGCTTGAAGACCTTATCGAGGGTGCGAACGGCAAGCCGGTTCTGATCGCCTACTGGTATAAGCATGACCTTGACCGCATCAAGGCGAGGTTTGACATCCGTGAGATAAAGACCGACAGGGACATAACGGACTGGAATGCCGGGAGCATACCTGTCGCCGTTATCCATCCTGCCTCCGCCGGACACGGGCTGAACCTGCAGGCAGGAGGTTCTACCCTCATCTGGTTCTCGCTTACCTGGTCTCTTGAACTGTATCAGCAGACAAACGCAAGACTATGGAGACAAGGACAGACCAATATGGTCGTGATCCACCACATCATCACCAGGGATACCATCGATGAGGACGTGATGGCGGCTCTTCGCAAAAAGGAACAAACGCAGTCCTCTCTTATCAATGCGGTCAAAACACATCTTGAGGTGAAACAATGACAGGTTATGAGCAGTTTGCCAGCGCCATCATTCTGCAGGCTGTGAAGGATTACCGTTCCGCTTTGAAGCGGATAAAAATGAATCCTGCTAATAAAGCTGCGATGTCTGACGCAATGGAATGTGAGCGGTTCTTCCGTTCCGGCTGGTACTCTGCTCTCACGAGTGTGGATGGCGAGTATCTGATAAACAAGCTGTGCGAGGAGGTGAAGTCAAAATGACAGCAAAGGAATATTTAAAACAGGCTCACCATCTCGATGCGATGATACACTGCCGCCTGCGTGAGATCGATTATTGGAAAGGCCTGTCAAGCAGCGTCTCAGGCGTCAATTATGACGGTATGCCGCATAATCCGAATAGACCGACCGAGGCGTCATTCGTTAGATGCATTGAAAAGATAGACGAAATACAGTGCGATGTTGAGGAGAAGGTTGCCATACTGATAAACCTTCGTGACGAGATTAATGCACGGATCAACCTTCTTGCCGACCACGATGAGCAGCTTGTCCTTCGCTACAGGTACATCGACAACTGCACTTGGGAAGAGATATCCGGTTTCATAAACGTCTCGCTCCGTACCGTCCATCGCATACACGGTTCCGCCCTCCAGCATTTTTCTGTCCCAAATTAAAAGTTGGCACGGTTTGGCACAGTTTGGCATACCCCTACTGTGATATGATTACAATAGCGAAGTAGAATAAGACGAGCCTCATGGGACCAATCCCGTGGGGCTTTTCTTATGTGCGGAAAGGAGGCGGCTATGCCAAGAAAACCAAGGAGACCGTGCCGCTATCCCGGCTGTCCGAACCTTACAGACGGCGTATATTGTGAGGAACACGCAGGGCTGATGGAACAGCACTATGAGAAGTTTCAGCGTGGGTATTCTCCCGGCAAACGCTACGGCAGAGCCTGGGTGCGAATCCGTCATCGGTACGCAACTAAGCATCCGCTTTGCGAGATGTGTCTGAAGAACGGTCGGTACGTTGCGGTTGAGGAAGTCCACCACATCGTTCCTCTCTCCGTGGGCGGAACGCATGACGAGTCAAACCTCATGTCACTGTGCCGTTCCTGTCATGAAAAGATACACAAAGAGCGCGGTGACCGCTGAACCCCAGGGGCGGTCAAAATCTCTACAAGGAGCCTCAGCGGAAAACGGCGCGGGGCTTCGTGTGCGAAAAAAGCAAAATCAAAAGGGTAATAAGGAAGGCGGTGAGGGCCATGTCGACAAAATCGAATAATACGGGCGGCAGAGGCGGCAAGCGTCCGGGCGCAGGCCGTAAGAAAACTGCCGTCCGTGAGAAATATGAAAGCGGAAATCCCGGCGGTCGCAAGCTGGAGGTCTTGAACATCCCCGACACACATGGCGAGGATATGCCGGAGCCGCATGAGTTCCTGTCGGCAAGGCAGCATGACGGTTCCACGCTCTCCGCTGCGGATA